CCCGCCACTCGTTCAGCACTGCGGCGTCCGGGTGCAGCAGCGCCATGTCGTCCATGTAACGCTCATAAAAGTGCGCCTTCAGTTCGTGCTTGATGTACTGATCCAGCTCATTAAGGCAGACGTTCGCGAGCAGCTGGCTGGTAAGGTTTCCGATCGGCATACCCACCTCAAAGAGCCGCTCCGAAGGTGGCACCTCGTCGGCTGTCTTTCCCGGAGGAAGCCCGAAGGGCGTGTGGTCGCAGCTGATGATCGTCTCCATGAGCCAGAGAAAGCCGTCCTCGTTCGGGTATTTGCGCCGCAAAATACCGAGTAAAACCTTGTGGTCTACTCGGTAAAAATACTTTGAAATATCCAGCTTTAAGTAGTGCCAGCTCGGCCCCGGCTTGCGGTCAACGAGTGTCGCCCAGTATTGCAGCCGGTCGGCTGCTCTTGTGGTGCCTTTTCCCACCCGGCAGCCGTAACTATGGTAGATCATGCCATTGTCGAGCTCTTTGTTTACTTGCAGATATACAGCCCACTGCACGACACGATCCGGGAAGCTCAGCGCCATAATGAGGCGGCGCTTTGGCTCCGAAACATAAAACTCCCGGTATCGGCCCACCTTGTAAGTGCGCCAGATCAGGGAGTTTTGTATTTCAATTAGATTTTCTTCCAGCCTCGCAGAGAAGGCCAGCACGTCGCTGCGGTACCATTTCTCGCTCGCTGCTTCGTGGTATGCGTTCAGCAGATTTTCCCACGAGTATATACGTTCCAGAAGGGAAGGCTTTTCTGTTTCTTTGATAGCCGTCACTCCTTCCATGTTTTTATAAAAAGGCCCGCGTGTGACACTCCTTGAAACGGCCGTTTCCCTGCGGCCGCCACGCCGCAGGATCGCGGCCGCCCTTCACCCGCATAAAGCAGGAACGGCCAGCCTGCGCGGTTTGCCCGCCGCCCCCAGTAGTTCACCGGCGAGCTGCGCGAGCGTTCATCTTTGGCCTTGTCGGCCGGGAAATGCGTCCCTTTTGCCTTTGTGCTCCTGCAAAGCCGTGGCTCGCAGGACATAAGCAAACAAGGCAAGAGCGGAGCGGAAGCCAATGTTCCAGTTGACGTTGGAGCGGGAGTTGTTGCCGTTGAGGTAGAACACGCCTGCGTTCGTGCCGTTGTTCCAGTTGCCCCCGCGATACACGCAGCGCCCCCTTTTATCACGACACATTCCCCACGGGCGTGTTACTCGTTCGACTTTTTCCAGCCGCCCAACATACGCCCGATTTCGTTCAGCTCCTTGCTCCATACCTCATGGAGCCCCGGAGAGATCAGGCGATCCTCCGGTGAAACTGCGGTGTCTACGAGGGAGCGCAGCACGTCCAGCTTCGTGTCCATTTTGTTCTGGAGCTCCACCCGGCGTTGGCCTCTGGCCCGGTTCGCCTCAATGCAGAGCTCCAGCATGTCCATAAAAGCGGCGGTCATGTGCTTGCGGTACTCGAATTTTTCCGGCTTTCGCATGTTATTGGTGCGCTCGCCCACTCGGATCATGGAGCGGACGATCCGCTGCCGGAGCTGTAGGTTGTCCATGTTGTGTCTCCTTACTGTGGTAAAAGGGCGGCTTTGGTGGGCCGCCCTTTAGCCAGATTTTCAGATTGCCAGATTACCCGATTTCCGGGATAAAAGCGGAGCGGAAGCCAATGTTCCAGTGGACGTTGGAGCGGGAGTAGTCGCCGTAGAGGCAGAACACGCCCGCGTTCGTGCCGTTGGACCAGTAGCCCCCGCGAAACACGCAGCGCTCGGCTACGCCGTTGTTCCACCAGAAATAGTCGCCTTCGTAGTCAGCTTCCTGAGCGCCTTCGTCCGGGAGAAGGGCGAGGGAGCGGAGCAGGATCTTGGCGGCGCTTCCAACTGCTGCCGCTGCGGTGACTTTGCCGAAGGCGCAGCTGCGGCTTGCGTCCTGAGAGCTTGCGACGGTGGTTGTCCACTGCCATGCGCCGCTTACATAGTCCAGCTTCACGGTGCTGCCGGAGAGTTTCGCGGAGCTGTCGCCCACTTCGCACTCAGGCTCGACGAGAGAGCCGTCGGCGGCGTTGATCGCCTTCCAGCACACGCTCGTGGTGTTCTGCGGGTTGTCCGGATCCGCTGCGTCATTATTGGCAAGGATCTGGAGCTCGCCCCACACAAGACGGATACCGCCCTGCCACTCCCACACGTTACCGTTCAGATCCCAGATACCGCTCAGAGTCTTGTCGTGGCTCCATGTGAGCGGGCCGGTGCCGGTTGCCACTCTGGCCGTGGTGCCTTCCGGCTGATCGCTGTCAGGGCCGTAGAAATACGTCGGGATCGCTTTGTAATTGCTCTCGCGGGTGTCTTTGCCGTAGTTGTTATTCCCATAAGGCATGAAGCCGTTCTTTTTGCACCAGAGAGCGATCGCGGCCCACTCGGCGTTGGTGGAGAGGTGCCAGCCTGCGCCCTTTGCCTCGCAGCGGGAGCGGGCGGTGTCAAAGTTAATGTTTGCCGCCGGATCCTCGCCCGGCAGACTGTACGCTGCCGCGATACTGCCGTCGGTCAGCTGGGTGGTGTGTACGACATTCTGGTACTTGGAGTACCAAAAGCCGGGGATTTCCTGCCCGTTTACGATAAAAGCCGGGTGGGTGCTGTCGTTGCCACCGGTCAGCACGTCGCTGTTCTTAAATTTTGGGATATATACCATAACGGACGGCAGATCCGCGTCGTCCACAAAAATTTCATTGTTCGGGCACACGCTTTTGAGTGCCAGACTGGAAAGATCAAAGTTTGCCATTGTCATGTCCTCCTTTTTGGTTTATTCAATGCTCCAGAGTACGAGTGTAACATCGCCCATGTCGAGCGGGTTCTGCTCTCTCTGCACAGTGCTGTTCATGCCCTCGCCAGTGTCGGACATGGGCTCCGCGCCTTCCTCCGGTTCGATCGGCGTCTCAGTGTAAGTGGCTGCCGGGATCATTACCTGCGCCACATAACGCAGCCCGGACTCGGTGCCGATCGTAAGGTTTCCGGCCTTGTCCTTGCAAATATCCACGGTCACGTCCCAGTCTTTCTGGTACTTTGCCGCGTTAATCATCAGCTCATAGTCGCCGAAGATCAGGCAGGTGCCCGTCTGCTCGTAGGCGATTTTCGGGCCCGCGTTCTTTTCAATAACCTTTACATTGTTCTGGTCTGCCATGGTTACATTCCTCCTTTAATTCTCAGTTTAATAGTGGCAGTTTTGGCGCTGCCGTCGTAGGCTACCTTGAAGCCATTCAGCAGTCTGCTGAAAATCTTCACGTCTCCGACATTCCCGTCATGCTCCAGCACTTCGGCCTCCACGGTGTAGTCCGTGAAGTTTCGGGCCGTATTCAGGGCCACGGTTTCCACCGAGTTGTTGAACGGGAAACTCTCAGAGTTTTCGAGTGTGATCGTCTGTTCTTCTGTGGCTACCTGATCGGCTGATAAGGAAGCGGAGATCAGGAGAATAGCAGTCGCCAGATGTGCGTCGGAAATGCCTTCCTCCATGTTGTTGAAGTGCCCGGCGCTCTGGTCTGTACCTTCCTGAATGACTTCCTCCGTTTCTTCG